GGCGACAAAATCCTAGATACACACCTCGGCTCAATGTCTAGTGTTATTGCTTGTTTAGATATGGGTTTTTCAATAACTTGCACTGAATTAGACAAAGACTATTATTTACAAGCTAAAAAAAGAATTATAGAATATGATAAACAACTAAATTTATTCACAAGTAAGCAAGAGATAAAGTTTTATGATTGATATTCAATACAAAAAAAAATCAGGTATTTATAAGATTACAAGCTTAGTAAATAAATCTTTTTATATAGGCTCTGCCACTTGTCTATATTCTAGGTACCATAGACATATATTTGATTTAAAGAAGGGGAGTCACGCAAATAATCACTTACAAAATTTATATAATAAATATGGCAGGAACAATCTGCTATTTGAAGTAATAGTTTTATGTATTCCTAAGAAGCTTATAAATACAGAGCAAAATTACATGGATAATTTAAAGCCTAATATCAATATATGTAAAATAACCAACTCTACATTGGGCTACAAACATACACCAGAAACTAGAATAAAGTTATCTGAAATAAGAAAAGGGAAACAATATTCATTAGGAAGAAAGTTATCCGATGAGAGTAAAAGAAAAATGAGCCTAAAAGCTAAGGAAAGAGGGTTGCACCCCTCTTTAAAAGAGGCCTCAATTAAAGCAAATACTGGAAAAAAACATAGTCAAGAGCGTATTGATAAAAGAGTTATTAAACAGTTAAAGCTTAGTAAGAAAGATATCTTGGAGATTAGAAAATTATTAAAACAAGGAGTTTATCAAAAAGATATAGCTAAAAAATACAATGTTAGTCAAAGAAATATTTGTAGAATAAACCTTGGGATAGGTTATTACTCTAATTTTTGACAAAGATTATTTCGAAGCTGCAGAGTTTAGGTATCAAGAGCATACTAGACAGCTAACTTTATTTTAAAATAAGTTGTTGACTATTATAATTAATAAGACATAGTAAGACATATAAATAATTAACTAAACTATAATATGAAATATTACACAACGATACAATTAGCAGAATTACTGCCATACAAAACTAGAAGAACTTTACTACAAGCTCTTCACAATAACCAAAAAAAGAAGGTAGGAGATAGAGATGTTTTTCTTAATGCTATTTGGTCGGCTAAATTTAGGTTTGGCAAGAATTGGGTTTTTGAAAAGAATAAAATTAATCAATTATTAAAATAACATGAGAAAAGAATTATTATTTCAAGCAATAGAAGATTTCAACCTCCCAGAAGTAAAAAGACTTGTTGAAAGTGGAATATCTTTAGATGTGACCGATGACTCTACTTTTGTTAGTAGAGATAACAGAGTGATAAAACGCACTACTGGCTATACTCCTTTAGAATTAGCCAAAGCCTTAAGGAGAACTAATATTATTAATTATTTAGAAAGCTATGAACAAAATAAAAAATGCAATTAAGAATTATCTTAAACGAAATAAACTAACTCTAGCAAAGGCTGTTACTAAAATAACATGCTGGTTAGTGTTTTGGGCTATATTTATTTATTTATTAATCTACGACCTTTTTAACTACTAATGAACGATTTAGACTGGTATTTATCAGAAGAGGAATATTTAACATTAAACAAAAAAGAACATGAGTAAAGAAAAGAAAATAGAGAAAAAAGAAAAGAATTACTTTGAGATATTAAGCGATATTAATGTAAGTGATAAGGTGGAGAAGAAAAACGGACTTTCTTATTTATCTTGGGCTTGGGCTTGGAGTGAGATTAAAAAACGCTATCCTAATGTAAAAAAGAATATTGTTAAAAATGAAAGCGGTTGGCTATATCATACCGACGGAAAGACTTGCTGGGTTGAGGTTAGCGTTACTATAAATGATGTTGAAGAGACCGAATATTTGCCAGTAATGGATTATAGGAATCAGTCTATTAAATTGGATAATATTACTTCAATGAATGTAAATACCACTATTCAAAGGGCTTTAACTAAAGCCATCGCTAGACATGGCTTAGGATTATATGTATATGCTGGAGAGGATTTGCCAGAAGACGCTAAGAGCCCACAACAGAAAGCTAATGAGGGTAATTTTGATGATTGGGGAAATACAGAGGAGGGTAAAAAATGGTGTGAAGAAAACTTCAAGACCGTAAAGAAAGCCATTGAAAGCTGCAATAATCCAGAGGAACTAAAGGAGTCTTGGAAGAAAAGTTCAGTAACAATAGCTAGATTAAAGAAGTATGATAAAGAAAGATATGAATTAATTATTGATGCTAAAGACGGAATGAAATTAATGTTTGAATCTGAAAGTGAGGAACCTAATGGATCTTTGGTTGATGATAAGATTTTAGAATATGCACAAGGGGATTAATGAAACTAACATTTAGCGGCGAACAAGAGGATAAAAAGAACTTTTGCAATCAAGTTTACTTTGAGGCTGTTAGTCTTTGTGATAAAGGGGCTTTTGAGGTTGAGTTTAAGAAACCAGATAAAAAGAAAACTGTAGATCAGTTAAGGGGGGTTTATAAATTATTTCAATTATCAGCTCCTCATTTTCAGAGATGGAAACCGAAAGAGAATTGGACGCTTGACAAGATTAAGGAATTTGTTAAAAGTGAATTAGGGTACACAAGACAAATAACGCCATTTGAGGCGGCAATGATGATAAAATTAAGCGGTAAGAAACCAGTTGATAACACAGAAAGGAAAAATATGTATGATTTCTATTTGAATGGAAAGGTAAATATTAGCTTTGCTGATTTTACAAAAGAGCAACTTTATAATTTTACAAAAGAATATGAGGTTTGGGCTTTAACTGCAAGAGACGATAAGCCTATATGGGATGATGTATTTTTAGACGATGGGGATAAAAAAGATTTATATGGATTTAAATAAATGTAATATGACTATTAAAGATAATCGACTAACACCAGTAGAATTCTCCCATAGAACTAAAAGTGGCTCTTATTGGTTATTTAATTGTAGTTGTGGAAATAATCCTGTAATTAGAATAAGTTCTTACAAGAGAGGAGATTCTAGGTCTTGTGGTTGTTTAAGAGATGAGTTATCAACTATGCATGGTTATAGAAAAAAAGGAAAATTAAATCCAACATATTCTACTTGGAGGGCGATTAAAACAAGATGTAACAATCCAAATTATATTGATAGTCACTTATATTTAAGCAGAAATATTACTGTCTGTGATAGGTGGTTAAAGTTCGAAAATTTTCTAGCTGACATGGGAGATAAACCAGAAGGTACTAGTATTGATAGAATTGATAATGAGAAAGGTTATTATAAAGAGAATTGCAGATGGGCTACACCTTCTATGCAAAGTGATAACAGGAGGTGTGTAAAAAAGATATCATTTAATAATCAAGAAAAAACGGTTCTACAATGGTCTAAAGAAATTGGAATAAAGCGATCAACTCTATATAGAAGAATTTTTGTAGATAATTGGAGTATAGAGAAAGCCTTTAATACGCCACTTAATGTTTCTAAAATAAATAAGAATACAAGCTCTGAAAATAGGGCTATGATTAGTTATTATAATAAGGAGAGTAAATAAAACTATGCTAGAAGTAATAATAGGTAGATTTCAAACAAATAAACTACACGAAGGTCATCTTGATCTAATAAGACAAGTTAAAGCCACTGGTAATGATATATTAGTTTTAATTGGAACGACTGCGGCGACAGGAACAGATAAAAACCCTTTAGGTTTTGAAGTCAGGAAACATTTATTCGATCCTTACTTAAATAATTCGCCAATTTTAGAATTAAAAGATATGCCAAGCGATAAAGACTGGTCAAGTCAAGTTGATTTTATTATTGAAAGTTTGGGTTTTAAGAAAGCTAGAATTTGGGGAGGCAGAGACAATAGTATTGAAAATTATTATTCTGGCAAATATGAAATTAAAGTTATTGAACAAAATGGTCAACACTCAGCAACAAATATTAGAAAAGAGATAGCGAAAGAGCCTATCAATTGCCCTAATTTTAGAGCGGGTATTATCCATCATGTAGAGAGTAGATGGCCTATTGTTTATTCAACTGTTGATGTGATTTTATGGAGAAATTTAGGTAAGGAAATATTAGTAGGAAAGAAAGGGGATAAATTCGCTTTCATTGGCGGCTTTGTTGATTCAACAGATAGTAGTTTATTTCATGCCGCTCAAAGAGAATTGAAAGAAGAAACTGGTATCGAAAAAGAATTATTAGTTTATATGGACTCAATAAAAGTTGATGATGAGAGATACAAAAAAACAAAAGATTGTATCATGACTCATATTTTTACAGGTATTCATAACGAATTACCAGATGAATCAAAGATTCAAGATAAAGAATTTTCTGAATTTAGATTTATTACTGAAAACGAAATAGATTTACTCCAAGATTGCCATAAACCTATTGCAATTAACTTTTTTAAAACAAATAAATACTTTAAATAAAATGAATATTGATTGGTCAAAACAACATTGCGGAGTTCATCAAGCTAGTTTTGATGATTTAATTAAACTAATGCCAGATTTAAAAGAATTATTAAAAACATTTCCTGAAAATGTAAATGATTTTGTTTGGGATGTTAAGGTTCATATGTTAATGCCATCTCAATATCCGTGTATTCCTAATTGGCATTATGATAACGTACCAAGAGTAAATAATAAACAGGATTTTGATTTAATTAAGCAAGATAAACCTATGTATTTATGGGTATCAAATACTCCATTAACTGAATTTAGAAATGGTGGTTTAATAAAAGAGAAAACTTGGATTAGATTCACTCAAACAGATGAACATAGAGGAACTAGATCAGAGTCGTTTCAATGGAGAGGTTTTTTAAGGGCAACACATAAAGACATTGCTCCATCAAATAGAAAAGGCAGTGATTGTTTAAGAAGGCATTCACAGGTATATCTAGATGTAAATAATTTTTCTTGGTAATTTAATAATTTATTAAATAATATGACAAATATAATAAACCTAACTGACAGCTACAAATTTTCACACTTCAACCAGTACCCTAAAGGAACTGAAAAAATTCATTCTTATATGTCCTCAAGAGGTGGTGAATATGAAGAAATGGTATTCTTTGGATTAAAATATTATCTTGATAGATACCTGTCCAATCCAATAGATTTAGATCATATAAATATGGCTAATGAATTAGCAAAAGAGCATGGAGTTCCATTTAACAGAGAGGGTTGGAAATATATTTATCTAAATCATGCAGGCAAATTGCCAATAAAAATTAAAGCTCTTCCAGAGGGTTCAATCTTTAAGCCTCACGAAGTTATTTTAACTATTGAAAATACAGATCCTAAATGTGCTTGGTTAGTAGGTTGGGTTGAAACCTTAATTATGAAACTTTGGTATCCAATAACAATCGCAAGTAAGTCTTTAGCGGTTAAAAAAATGCTTCAAGGTTATTGGGATAAGACCTCAGATAATCCAGAAGGCGTTGATTTTGCTTATCACAACTTTGGAGATCGTGGCTCTTCTAGTGTTGAAAGTGCTGCAATAGGTGGAGTAGCTCATTTAACGCAATTTAAAGGTACTGATAATTTCAACGCCCTTAATCTAGCTAAAGAATTTTACCCTGATTTAATGGGCTTTTCAATTCCTGCAACTGAACACTCAACAATTACAAGTTGGGGTAAAGAGAATGAGTTTGAGATGATTGAGAATTATCTTGAGATTTATAAAGAGAGCCCAATTATTGCTTGCGTTCTTGATTCTTATGACATTTACAAAGCGGTTGATTTCGTAACCAGCGGAGTAATGAAAGAGAAGATTGAGAGTGATGATTACCCTATCTTCGTTATTCGCCCAGATAGTGGGAAACCTATGGAGGTTATTACAGATATATTAAATATATTGGAAAAAAATGATGTCAAATATACTGTAAATAATAAAGGATTTAAATTATTTAAAAAATATAGAATTATATGGGGTGATGGTGTGAATCCATCTGGTATAAATAATATCTTAGACGTGATAACTCAAATGGGTTATTCAGCAGAAAACTTCGCTTTTGGTTCTGGCGGTGATCTAATGCAAAAGGTAAACCGTGATACTTGTAAATTCGCAATCAAAGCCTCAGCCATTAAAGTAAATGGAGAGTGGAGAGACGTTTATAAAGATCCTATTACAGATCAAGGAAAAACCTCTCTAAGAGGAAGGCAGGTTGTTAATGGATAAACTATACAAATTCTTAAAAAGAATTACAATAATATTCTGGATAATGATATTTATATCAATGGCTTGGTACTTCTTAACTCATAAAGAAATTGAGACTTTGCCAGCTAATAATAATTATGAATTACCACTGATTGATTTAAATTAATCCTTATTGCAGGAGAAGAAGGCAATAGATTTTGACATAGTGGCGGAATAGGTAGACGCTATAACTAAAAGGTATGAGGTGGCAGCCAATATTTACTGAAATAGAGGATAAAATAGCTCAGTGGTAGAGCAAAGTCCTGCAAGGCTTCGGTCGCTATTTCGATAATAGCTTTTATCCATGTTAGGTGCAAATCCTAACCTATGTCAATTACCCTGACAACCTAAGGGTTAAATATGGTTGTTGGTTTTACCCTTTTTCCATAATAAAAGGGATTTAATGCAAATATACTTTAACTATTTAGGTAGTTTAGTGTTTTTTTATGAATAAAAATTAATTAAATAGAACTATGGAAATCTTTAGTTTACAAATAAGAAAGAGTGGTAACTACGATACTATTTATCAAGATGTTGATAAGATCCTTGCAAAGAGTCAGGTAGTTAGTGGTGGTATAAGTAAAGAATTTAAGAAACAATCTGTAGCCTACGCACTCCGAAAAATGATAAATAATAAAAATTATTTTGATGTATCCATTGTAAGAGAAGCGTGTGAGGCATCTGGAATTCATATTTCAACTGAAAGGGTTAATCTTTATAGACTAGCTCATTGTATGAATTGGGGTGATATGACTGATGACTACAGACAAACCTTGATAGCGATGATAATGGACGATTTCAGGAGTTTATTTATTAACAAAGAAACAGAGGCAAGTAATGTGTGAAGTAAGTGAAATAATAACATCGGTAGAGTGGATTTTATCTATCGTGTTGACAGTTATAATGTTAATTATGATGTTTATATTCAAAAGAATATCTGATAAAACAAATATATCAACAGCCATCTTAAGAATGTCTTTAAAAGAATTGGAGAAGTTCAAGAAAGAAATTGATATGAATATTGAGTATAAGAAAATTGAAAAGACTTTTATTAAAAAATTAAAGGGAAAACTATGCAAAAATTAAGATTACAAAGCGTATGGAATAAAGAAACTAACTCTTTTGATAGAACTAAATTTGAGCTAAGAGAATCTGATAAAGTAATATCTGGCAAGGTCTCGGTATCTTCAAAAAAAGGTGATAAATGGATTTCTAAGCCCTTACCGTTTACAGCCTTTAAGTCTCAAATAGACGAGGAGACGCAAAGAACATTGCTTCATTCTGGCGGTCAGTTATTTGAGGCTGAGTTTGGTTTAATGGTTGATAGCTTCGAGGCTGATGGTAAAGAGGTTAAATATATTAAATTGATTATTAATAAGGCTGTTGCGCTGGAAGCTAATTTGCCAGAAGATCTAGATAATGATCTCCCCTTCTAAAAACTAATGATAAATCTAATCTACAACAAAGATATAAAAGAAATAGAGAATAAAGACTCTATAACTCCTAATGAAATGACTTTATTGCCACTAAAGAACGCCCTAGAGACAAAAATACAACAATACTGTCACAATATATTCAAACAACTATCATTTGACTTAGAACGCAAATATGGTAAAAAGGTTGTTGAGTTTGTGCAAATGGATAATGGTGGTAAGATGGGTTTTGCTCAGAAAGCTAAAAAGAAAGCCGAGGGTACTAAGGCAGGAATGCCAGACGTTTCATTATTCTGTGGCTCTCCTTACGGTCAATATTCTAAAGTTATTTTAGTTGAGTTTAAGAGAATGGGCATAACTAATGAAAAATGTATATCAGAAGAACAAAGATATTACCACGATTGGTTTAACTCAATAGGCTTTAAAGCTTATATTACTAACAACCCTATATTTTTTAGAGATGTTATATGCAAAGAAGTTACCGATTTCTTTGATTCTATCCAGTAATATTTATACAACCTCTAACTCGAATTTATCTGGTAATATTTTTTTATCTCTTAATCTTTCTAGTGTAGAATTTGAGGCGGTAATTGCCAATTCTCCGTCCATAAAAGCCCAATCTTTACCTAAAAGAATACAGCCTTTTGTATGCTTTTCTTTATTGCCATTATGAATTTCAATACCAGTTCTATCTTTAACATCTAACAATCTCCAATATTGGAAGCGACCTGTATCATCTCTAATTACTTTATATATTCCTGTTGGAATACACGAGATTTGATTCTGATTATCTAGCCAAGGATTCTCTAGGGTTTTGCAGATTTCCTCCTCGCCATAATATAGAGTTCCTAATGTGGCTCTAGAAGGTAAGGAGCATTTACTAATATCCCCTATTTCTCTTTTTAAAGTAAATCTCTTTGGTTTTAATATATCAATCATAATTCACAAATTGCTTGTTCTATGTGATCCAAATAGTCTTTACAGACTTCACACGCAAAACGGTTATTATTAATTACATCTTCTTTTTCTTGCCTAGAATAAGTTCTAGAATCATAGTAATAAATTAAATGAGAACCTAAGCAAATATCTTTACTTGCTGGCAGGCTTCTTCCATTTTTGCAACTTAGAATCAAGAGCAGAATTAGAAAGACTATTAGTATCTTTAATAATTTTATTGCGTAATTTAACATTTTTCACTACCTCTTTATTTTCTTTATTTTCTACACTGTCTTTTCCTGCCTTGAAAAAGTAAAATGCAACACCACTAATAAAAGTTATAATTCCTAAAATCTTATTTATCATTTTTTAATTTATTTAATCTTTCTAAATGTGAATCACAAATATCAAATCCAATATAAATACCAATTGCTATACCTATTACCAAAAAGAAACAGCAAGTTAAAAATAGATCAATATTTGATATTGACATTATTTTTTAATAGCCTTTATTAATTCAGCTATTTTTTCAATAGTTGTCAATCCAGAATATATAAAACTAGCTCCAAATAATATACCTATTACTACTAATAAGAATTTAGGTTTTGCTATGATTATAAATATAGCGGCAATTCCACTTATTAAAGCTAAGAATATAGCTGCCGCTGCTGTTGCGACAGCTTTTAATCTTTTAGAAGATTTATTACCTTTATCACACTCTAAGAAATTATACTTCATTTTTATTATTAATATTTTTTATTTCCTCTAAGGCTTCATTTAATACGCCTTCGTTTTTCTCAATTAACCCATGAATATTTCTTCTAACAGGATCTATTTCTTCCTTTACTACCTTTCTAACTTCTGATTCAAAAGAGAGTATTATTTTATCAATAGCCGCTTGGAAAAGAAAATCACTTATCTTCTTACCAATTTTAATAAACAGATAAGCAAAATAAGTAGCCACTACAAAATACCAATAATTAGTCCAAGCATTAATTTCATCTACAAAACCCCCTTTCTTTTCCATTATTCAATAATTTGAATTATATCATAAGCTTCAACTTCTTCAATAGTTTCAAGAAGCTCAACAGCATCTTTTCTTTTTCTTGCTTGTACTATTTCTTGGGAATCTCTTAATCTAATGTGATTGCATATAGAAATTAAATCAGCTTTATTAATATCGACTATTGTATTGTCAGAAGTTATCCAATCTTCAATAGCAACATCACTTAGACTCTGGATTGCATTAATAAAAGCTAGTTGAGAAACTATATCTCTTTGAAAATAATAATCTTTATTATCAATGGAATGTAGAATATCTTTTTTAATTTCTAGATCTCTTTGGTTATTAATTGCAGTTTTCTTTTTTTCTTTAGCTTCCTCTAATTTAACCTCAGTTGGATTAAAAGAAGGTTTTTCTAAATCATATTTCCACTTTCTAATAAAATCTCCACTTCCTTCATTAGCTAAATCAAAGCCGTTAAAGTCATTAATATTATTATTTTTTAAATATTTTATTATTAAATCTTCCATGTTATAACCCTCCTAAATAAATTGCTTGAAAAAATGTATCATCAGCACCGCCAATCATATTGCCCCCGTTTATTGAATAACCGGCTACATCAATATAATCCGTTGATCCATTCATTGAGACAAGCATAGGCACTTGATGATGTAAGTCCTGAGTATTGCCCGACCTACCAGTAATACAAGGAAAACAAATAACAGTCCCATTCTTTCTAATTCTAACCTCAACTCTACTGACATCCGAAATTCCAGTGTAACCAATACTGGCTATTATAAGATAATAACCAGCTCTTAATGGAGTAAATCTATAATTTGTGGCATTATCATACCAAGAATTATTATCCCAAGACTCAGTGTCAAAATTTACTCTAGTTTCCGTTGTCGCACTAATAGCTTGATTTGATGATAAATAAGCTGAAAAAGTTGGTCTTTGTAATAGTCCAGCGGTTGCGGGAGTTATTACTCTTTCTGTATCCGTAGCGGTATTTGCTTCAGTTTGTGTTGCTATCTCCACAACTCCAACCGCAGTCTCTGTGGCGTCTGAAATATTAGTTGCTGTTATATAAGGTTTTTCTGGGTTTTGTAAAACCAAAGCAGTTCCGTTGTCGATTAATTTATAGAAACTTCCAGCAACCATATCACCACTTTCTAAAGCTGTTGTTGCTCCTGCTCCATCTGATTTTTCAATTGCTCTTGATCCTACTCCACTAATGTCAGCAGTAGATGCGGTTGTGTTTCCGTCCCCAGCTCCTATTTTAATAATCCAGCTTTGACCTGCCGCATAGGCGGTAATAGCTGGTGAGGGTGTCCATGTGTAAGCATTTGCCGGACCGCCATTCTCGCCCAAATATTCATAAGCATTGTCTTGAACTTGACCAAGTGCTATTGAGTCAGTTCTGGCGCTGCCATTTGTTAGCCCTGTAAACTTTTTAGAGTTCATTGGAATATTAGCGGTAATAGTTGTCTGACCATCTTTTGTAATACAATTCGATAGCCCCGTTGCAAAGCCGTCGTCTTCTGTATCCATTCTTGAGGCTTCGATATTTACACCATTGCCTTCATCTGTTGTCCAGTCGTAAGTTCTTACAAATGTTCCTGTTCCGTTAAATGATCCCATAATTTATTGAGTTGATTGTTGAGCCGCTCCAACTGAAAGCAGCTTAGTTAATAATTTAGTTCTAGCTTTTTCATTAGGTATTTTACTAATAATTTCAGCGGCGCTATTTCCACCACTTTGAATTAAAGTCAAAGCATCATTTACCTTACCTGATGCAATTAATTTTTGCGCCTTTCTTGCTACCGTTCCAGAGGCCGCTAATGCCGCACCACCAATTGGAGATCCAGCCAACCCACCAGCAAAAATAGAGGCAACTGGCAATGCTGTATTGCCCTGCGTCGCAGAAGATCCTAAATCAAATCCAAACTTTCCTAGTTGTTTAAGTAATTTCTCGCCAGTTTCATTTGTTGCTGCGTTTCTTAATGCTTTTATTTCATCAGGATTAAAACCTCTTAAATTTTTCTTATTATTTATAAATGATTGAAAAACTTGTTTAATTCTATTTGGATCTCCGTCGGCTTTTTCAGCTAAACTAGCTATTTTCTCATATTTCTTATATATTCCCCAATCATTTCTTGCTTGGCTTAATAATTCAGTAGCTTGCTTCCCTCCCTTTCCTAAATCACTAGGATTTAGTTTTTCAACTATATCATCAATTTTATCAATCAAAATATTGGCTTTTAAGCCATCTGGAGTCACAGATCCTGTAATTTCTGTATTCTTCTTGACTACTTGACCCAATAATTGCCTGTACTGATCTAAACCTTCAAGGCTTAATTCACCAGCTTTAGTATCGGCTCTCATTCCTTTTAGGACTGATAAAGTATCGCCATGTAATTTAGAATTTAATTTTCCACTTGCTAATAAAGTCTTATCAAGATCAGTGGTAATTTTATTAACAGTTCTAGGGTTTAGATCTGCTCCAATTTTACGCATATCATCATACAATTGTGATGCTTTATTTTTTAAAGCTTGTGTTCCTTCGCCTATTTGTTCAATAGTTTTAATTCCTAGTCCGCTTTTTATTCCTTTTACGGAGTTTTGTACTATTTCTTTTGTTTTAGCCGCCGCCGCTCCAGTTCCTTTAATTATTCCAAAAGTTGCAGCACTTACTAAAGCCCCTGTTTCTGTTTGTTTTAACCTTTCTGTTAAAGTTCCCTCTTGGGTTGGACTTAATGCGGATACGGCAGAACCAGAAGCAATAGCACCCCCAAGACCAACACCACCAATGGGAGCTGTACCAATTATTTGACCAATAGCCCTACCTGCCTTTTGTGCGCCAGTTAAACCCTCTCTTTCTTTTGCTACTTGTTGACCAATCTTTCTAGATAAATCTTCTCGGCCCAATAATTCAGATCCAATCTGAAAAGCTCCTGCACCCAACTCTCCTAATCCTGGTCCTAATTCCAGTAAAGCTTCTGGCACTTTTGCTAAAGTCTCTTTACTAGGCAATAAACCACTTCCACCCTTTCCAACTCCAAATTGCCCCAATCTTTCTATGAAAGATGGTTTAGCTTCTTGATTTACATCAACTTCTTGAAATTGGGGCTGACTCATTACAAACTCTTCAATCTGTTCGTTAGTTGCACCTTTAGGCACTTCTATTTTAGCCTTTCTTCCGTTTGGTAATTGAATCGTTGCTATTGGCATTTACTCTACACTTATGATTTTAAAACCACTTTCAGGAGGCTGTCCTTCTTGTTTGACTTGCTCCTGAGGAGTTTGTTTAATTAAGTCTCTCAACTCCTCTCTAAATTGTTTATTATAAGATTTCCTAGCTTTTCTAAAGTCTGTAGTAAACTTACCTTCTTGCTCAAGACCTGATGCTATATCTGATAATCCTTGATCATAAGAATTTAGTCTTCTTAAGACAGCAATTGCCTTTCTGTTGGCAACTTCAGATGTTCCTATGTCAGCAACTGTCTTTTTGGCTAAGTCTAATTCTTTTTCAGAAATAGCGCCCTTAAGCTTTCCGGTTGCTTGGAGCGTTAAATCCCCTATCCTTTGCTCAATAACTCTGGTATTTGCTGCTTTATCTAGGTCAGCAGGAAGCCCTAATGCGGCAGAAATTTCGTTTACAGCAGCAACTTTTGTTGCTCCTGGGCCAACAAAAGCACCTTCATTTAAAGCTTTTTCTATCTCATCTAAGTTAGTATCAAACTTAAAAGCATTATCTCCTGATTCAATTATTTGATTTAATTGCTCAGCTTTCTTTTTACCTGTTTCTTTTTCGAAAGATGTTTCTTGCTTCCCTAAGTCAATATTTGTTCCTTTTTGAGTTGGTAAAGCTACCTCGCCACCAATACTTATCGGGAATGCTTCCCCGGTAGCTGGATTAATTCTAACAACGCCTTGTTTAGTATCTCTGATTGTAAAGCTTGGAGCTTTATTCTGAGCCTCAATATTAGCCCCAATGGATTTAATAGTTATAGCATCCCTTGCCTCTCTTGAAAGATTAGGAGCTAAAGTCGCATATTGTGGAAATTGTTGAGCGAAAGCTTGTTGATTTGCCTGGTCTTCTTCTAATAAGGCTTTTTTAGCTTTATTTTGTGCATAAGCGCCAACTCCAGCTGTTGCTAATTGGGTGGCTAAAACACCATAACCTCCTCTTGGATCAAAACCTTGACCGCTAGTAGCTGCGTCAGAAACCGATCTTGCTCTTTGAAGCTCTTGTTGTAATAACTCTCTATTTACCGCCATTATACTATCCTCCTGAAATCTACATCGATTTTATCATAATCGACTGCTAATTTATCTCCAAGATGGATAATCGCCTGCGGATTTGATTCTAATAGATCCTGCGCCATTACACCTTCAAAACGACCCTCGCCGTGCTCTTTATTAATATAATCAAAATGATAAATTGTCAAACCAGATTTTGATTTCCCTACTTCTTTAATATTTTCTTTTAGGGTTTTGTCTGATAATAAGCCAATAGCAGAACCTCCTAATTGACCTAATCCACCAACGAGAGCCTGCCTCTTTTGAGCATCTCTATCTTTCTTAGCTTGATAAGCTTGTTGCGCTAAGTTTTGTTGACCCAATGAATAACCTAAGACATCAGATCCTTGAAATTGTGCGTTGAAATCTCCGAAACCAGTACCGCCTACCTGCTGTTGACCAAGTAAAGAAGATATTTCATTAAATCTAGCCGCTCTTTGAGCTTCGCTTGTTGCAACACTTTCGCGAGCTACGGATTGTAAACGGGTTCCTTGAGATTGCTCTAATCTGTTTAATTCTTTTGCAAAAGCTTCACTTCCTCTTGGAATGCCTTGATCAGCTAATTGTTGTTCAAGCCTTGATCTCTCCTCTTCAAAAGCTGGCTTTAGAAGCTCTCTTCCAGATTCAAAACGAGACGCCGGATCTGTGCCTGGTAAAGTTTGGCCAGTTAATTGGCCAGAAAGTTCTGCTGCTAATTGTTCTTGGCGACCTCTTTGGCCAGACTGAAACTCTGATTCCTCAAGCTTAATAGTATTAGTTAATGGATCATAAAATTGCTTACCTTGTGCAGTTACAATATTAGGATTGTTTATTAGCATATCTTTTTGCTGTTCTGGCGTGAGTTTTGAAAAGACGTTAGCTGCTGTTAATTGCTCTTGAGGCCCTTCCGCAAGCTTACTTGTTTGCTCTGGAGTTAAGAAGGATTGCAATTCTTTTCCAACCGCCTTACCAGCAATAGCTCCGGGAATACCACCAACAAAAAAACCACCAGCTCCACCGAGTCCACCTAATCCCCCACCAAAACCTTTTCTTAAAGAACTTCCGATACCCATTATATTACATTATTTACGTTGACACTATAATCAGTTCTGTACCAAAACAGTTGCTGACCTTTTAAACTTACTTTTATCCTCATTCCAAGGGAAACCCCTTCGCCTGACGAAATTACTAAATTTCTTCTAATTGCACTTAAAGGACTCCAAGGACTTCCCCAAGGACTTCCCCAAGGAGTTCCGCTTGAAGTGCTACTTACATCTTGAGTTACGCTATTTTGACCATAATCAAAACTAACTGTTGTATTTAAAACAACATTTCCATCTACTTTAATTACATTTCTAAAGCTATTCATTACTTTTTCTTTTGGACTTCCTAAGTCGCTAAAAGCAGCCTGAACATCACATTCAATATAATCCCCATCATCATTCAAACCGCTATCCGCCTTCATAATCTTAGTTGACTCACCAAAATATAGATTATTATCATAAAGCCCCCATGTTCTAGCATTCATATTTGAGAGCTCAAAAGCTGCGCCAGTTATTGTGTTTATTCCGTATTGTTTGTAAGTAGTATTTGTTGCAACAGGAACATTAAACAATAACCAAGAACCTGTTGAGTTTTGAGGGTGCATCGCAACCTCCCATCCATAATTTGAACGATAACTCTGCACTGATTCAATCGCTGCTCCAGATAAATTATGCTGTGAAGTAATAAGGCCGCCAGATTTAAACACTTGAGAGAAAAAGACAAAATCTTGATCAGTTATTATAACTACATCGCCAGCAACTTTTTTTATTCCTCTTGTGCTAATTGGAGATCCAATTCTATATGTTCCGATCAAATTCCAATTAGTAGCATCTCCAGGGTCGCTTCCATCGTAAAGAATTGCTTCGCCACTAGACATTATAAATAAAGCATAATCATCAACACCATCTCCGCCATCGTGATTCCAAGTAGCCATTGCAACTAAATTACCACCAAGCTTACTTATTCTTGAGAGCGGAAATTCTGTAAAAGTGCCCCCTATTGCATTAGTTGCGCCATACCAAAAGCTTTGAGAATCACTCTCCCAAGCATATACTCTGCTTTTATGAACATTTAAACCAATTAAATTAGCTACTGTGGGGCCAGAAATGGTACTATTACTTAAAGCTGTTCCATTAAATACTTGTGGTGTGTCCGCTCCATTTACAAGTAACATACTGCCATTAAAATTAACATACTGCCATCTTGCGTTAGTAAAACCAGATCCTAGATTGCTAATACTAGCTGAATTTGTAACGTCATTTATTTCATCACTATTTGCGCAAAGAAATTTTCTAGTGCTGCCAGCGTTAAATTCTGCTAAAGTTTCAACATTTCCAGTCAATCCGGTAGCGTATTCAGTATATCCTTTTCTTGTAACAACTGACCCTTGAGATGGTATCCAGTTTTTCATCATACTTGCATCGTTCATCTTCATCGCACTTAGTGCGTCTTTGGTATTCAATCCACCATAAGGAGAAGGTACGTTCTGACACAAAGCCTGACCATTCCTTTCTTGAGCTAATCCTTGATATTGTCTTTGTAGATATAAAACCATAACCTATTGGTTAAGGAGCGGTTATCAATGCAGGATAACCAATCCTTGATTTATCAAGTCCAGTGTCTGAGGAGTGGTAAACACTTTCCCTACCTCCATTTCTAGAAATCCTTTCAGCTAACGCTAATTCTAACTCCCTTTGCTCTTCTGCATATGGTTTACCTTGCATTTTAAGCAAACGCCAAGTTGCGTCTAATCTTACCAAATAATCATCTACTACCGGAACATCTGAATCCGCTATCCAATCTGTTTGTCCTGAGCCCCCACTACTTTCAACAATTAAATTAGAAATATACTCTAGAACATAACCCTCAACAGCGGTTGGGGTTGGAAATAATAAGAATTGACCTCCTCTTGTTCTAAAGTAATCATTTGCAGTCGCTCCAGTTATTGTGCTATTTGTTAGCACTCTCCAATCTTTAGGGCTTGTAGGGCCGATAACTGTCCTTTGATTGGTGGTATTCCAAAAGGTATTATCGATAACTCTATCAAAATCACTAGGTAAATTGTAACCTTGAGTTGAGGCGACTGAGTTGAAAGTGTGTTCTTTTTGTAATTCTTGCCAATCAAAAGAGCGAGAGATATTGACTGTTGCTATTTTAAGAGCTTGTAAAACTTGTTTTGCCGAATCCTGATTATTACCGATAATGGTACTAGGTATTGTAGCTGCTTTAGTCTCTTTTAATATATCTTGTGCAATAGTCAATAAACTCATTACTCTTTAATTTCCTCTTTTTTAAATTCAATTTCTAGATCAGAAATACTTTTTTTTTCTTTTTTTTCTATTTTTTTAGCTGGCCTAATTGAAGCCGCTTCTAGTTCAGCAATTCTTGCTTTTAAAATATCTTTTTCTGGATCAGAAAAACCACCATTCTTCTTAATCTCTAAATATCTATTATACGCTCTTCTATAAAGAACCTTCTCATCCCTAAAGATAATACTGCCATCTCTTTCTTTAATCTTAAAAGCTTCATTGCACTTTCTTTTAACAATAGTAAATTTGTCATTAGATGCTTTTTTGTAGATATAAAGCAATTCTTTTGGGCCATCTTTAGTCTCTCTAACTACGTCATAAAAACCTACTAAGGTCCCAGCGTAATTAATTAATTGTTCTTGTGGATTCGTAATATCAGAAACAATACTCATATCATTTTTATTTTAATTAATAAAAGAGGGGGTTTTTAGGCCCCCTCAAAGCTACATTAAGCAGCAGTTCCATCATCCATGAATGGACGTTGAATTTCAAACTCAGCTAAACCAGTTGAAGGGGTGTCTACTGCAGACGCACCTTTTGCTAATTTAACTCTGTCACCAGCAACAACAGCATCATCAATAGATCCTGCGGTAGCAGTTGCGTAAACAAGGCCATTGTCAGCATAAGAAGCAAGAGCCTTACCGACTGCTTTACCACTTATTTGATACCAGCCATATTCACCAGCAACAGAAGCTGACATTGCAACAGCAACTGGGCCAATAGCATTTGCAGCTAAAAGAGCAGTTGAGTTGTCATCAGCGTTGTAAGTTACCCAAGAACCAACAGCAGTTGATGCAACACCTTTTAGGTAGATAAACTCACCAGAGCCGTAGGCAGTGCTTGCACTGTCATTAGCCTGGATAATTGTTCCTAAAGGAGCATTTTGAGTTGTAGAATTCTCATCAATCGCTTGATTGTAAATTTGAGAACCTACGTTTTTATAATCAGACATATTTAATTTCTTATTTAAGTTAATATTAAGCGATCATTACGCCTTGGACCCTAGAGTTAGTAGTAGTCATGTTACCAGTAAATACAACTGGAGTTACATAAACGCCTTGATTAACTGGTCTAGTAGTTTCCATAACTTCAAATAAGTCTTTACCTAAGTATTTTAGGAACACATGATTTGAGTTAATAAAGTACATATGAGACGCTGGACACTCTGGATCGTAGAACACATCAGCATTTTTATACTTAATAGTCGCAAAACCTAATTGACCGATTTTTGGATCAGTAATTCTCTGAATAGTTTGAAGAGAATCTTCGTAGAAACTAAAGTAAGTTGCATCCGCAGCAATTAGATCTGGTAATTCGCCTGCTTGAACTTGACAACGAATGTAAAGAGTATTCATTGCGTTTTGGATAGTTGTAGCAGAAGCTGTGACTGATTCTACTGAAAAATCCCACAATTGGTTTCTCCAGAAAGAATAGTTAGCTCTATTAATGCCGCCAACAGTTCCAGTAGTTGGATCATCAGCAATCAAAAGCTGTAAACCTCCGATGTCTTTAGAACCGTTTCCAGTACCGTCGCCATAGATTTGAGAACCTAATTCATTTTTCAATGAAGACATAAGAACATCTCTTTTACCTTTCATAAGGTCAATAATTCTTTCTTTGCCAGCATTCTGCTTAAGTTCTAAGTCGGTCATTGTAGAAGTACCAGTGATGATTTTGAAATCAAAATCAGCTGAAGTTAATACATCTTGAGGAGTAGTGTCGAAAGTATCGTACTCGCCTTGAGATTGAACAGTTGTATTAGAAGCGTAAGCAAGTGATTCTCTTATTGCATTACCACCAGATAACTTTTTTACGTTACCTTTTTCTTTCATTTTCATTAAAAGAGGGTGGTTATTTAATACGTTATCTACTAATTTAGGAACTTGTGATTCCAAAGTAGTAGTAATTAATTGTGAAATATTTGGATTTGTCATTTTAATTACCTATTAAAGTATATTTTTAATAGACATTAAAAAGTTTAATTAACCAAAAAAATCTCCAACAATTTTTTCGAGAGCAACATCTGGGTTGTAGGTTTTTGCGCTAACCTTAGAAGATCTAACAGATTGATTGCGGAGTTTTTTAGCCTTCTCAATTTCTGCTTTTCTCTTAAGTTCAACTTTCTTTGCAATACTCAACTTTTCTTGTTCAAACAATTCATCATCTAACCTAACGGCCTTTTGATAAGCTTGTTCTAGCGTAATATTTGACTCTGGATCATTAAAGAATATTCCCATCATCTTACGCACTTTGTCAAAGTGTGGATATTTCAAATTACCCTCAGAATCAACAGCGTTTGAGAAATTTTCTATTTCCTGCCTTGCTGTTAATTGCTCTTCTTGTTGTTTTTGATTCTTAATTAAATTAAGCTCTTGTTTTAATGTCTCAATTTCTTGGTCTCTTTTGATCTCCTCTGGGGTTCGATAATCTTCAAAATCGTCATCTTGATTATCGTTTTGAGCAGGTTTGCCAAGTTTTGTTAAATCTAAATTAGCTGTTTTAGCCAAGCTTTCTAATGCAAGCGTTGGGTTTTTAGAGAATAAAGCGTCAAAACTAACTAAATTTTTCACATAATCGGCGTATTGATGCCTATTATATGGTAAATTAGTAGCTTTAATAGTTTCCTCTAAAGTATCAACTAACTTTTTATGCTCTCCTAATTCCGACCTTTTCCTATCTAAATCTGCACGCTGTTTTTTGCCCGCATCGATAAGATCTAGTTTTAATTTTGGATCACTAATTGACTCAAGCAACTTGATATATTCTTTACTAAAAATCCCTTTAAGATTTTCAGCGGTATCAACTTCCTCTTCGTCTATTTCTTCTTCTTCTTCTACTTCTTCAGTAGAATCATCTTCTTCAGAATCGTCACTTGATTCATCTTCATCTTTTTCAGAACCGTCTTCTGAATTATTATCTTCTTCTTCTACTTCTTCAGTAGAATCATCTTCTTTTACTTCTTCTCCAAAAAATGAATTTACGCTTTCAGCTAAAATATCATTAGCTTCATTCTCTATCGGATTGGTTTCAATTCCCATAAATATTATTTTTGATTTATATCGTGTTAAGATAAATCAAACGTCAAGATAAAGTAAGATTGATTTATGCCGAACCAACCTTACAATTTATCTTAACCCATCCCTTTATAATACTACTGTTGCGCTTGTCAACTAAAAAAATTGCATTTTTTCAAAATATTATGGACTAATTTATAATAGTTATTGATCCTCCCTGGTATTTAATGAAGCATTAACATAAGTTGCGCTCCCCGTTACGGCTCTTGCGGCTAGTGTTACTGTTTCACCTGGCATAATCTTTAAATCATCTGGAAATGATAAAGTTTCGCCGCTTGCTTGTCCTGTTTGTAAAGAAGTTATTAATTGTTCGTTGGCGTCAATTGTGCAAGTTGTGGCTGCTGTATCCCAATAAGTGCAAGATTCTGTTGAGAACTCTTGAAAATCTGGAGTTCCTGCAAGTGTTGCGTTTTTAATCAAATAAAATCCTATTGGCGTTGCATCGTCATGAGAACAAGACATTGACAAAATATTTACTACTGATTGATTAGCTCTTTCAGTTCCATTATGTCCATGAATTAAATCATTTCTAAATGTAAACAACGGATAATAAGTAGAAGCTGTTGAGCCAACAAATCCGCTCGTTTCTCTATTATATGTCATTCTTGGTCCTGTAAGCTTTTTCTTACCCTCAATAAATCCGGCACAAGAAGCGGTTGCAACATAAACATCTGTCGTACTTCCTGCCGAATAAGCTGACATTGTATAAGGAAAAGATGGTTGCGTAATACTTGTTGTTGTTTGTGAGTTAGGGAAATTAATCGAATGAGCTGTAACAAAGTCTGGATTATTACCAGCAAAAGCCCCCTCAACTTGAAAAGTAACAGCGCCAAAGCCTAAATATTGAATTTGTATTTGGAATACATTACCTGTTTGTGGGTCAAGAGTAATTCCACTTGGCCCTGTTCCATCCAGTTTATCACCATTCCAGCTTGATTGTGGAATCCAAGTATCAGTAGAAGCAACGCCAGCCAAAGTTTCAGCAAAAGAACCAGCGGCAGGAGTTGCCGCCCCTGTTTGAGCAAGTGAGAAAGTTCCAGTTTTATTGCCTACTGAAGCTGCCAAGAAAATAATTGTATTTCCTCTTTGCTCCGCTGTCCAGCCTGTATAAGTGCCTTGTGCTATTTCATAGGCTGTTTTAGTTGTGCTTCCGTTATTAGTAGCAGTTACGTTAAAAGTAGTTCCGCCAAGAGTAACTTCATAATCATTAGTCGCTGTTGAGCCTGTTGTTATGGTTAAGGTTTGGATTTCTCTTACTCCTCCTGTTGAATGAAGAATACCAAAGGAAGTGCCATTATAACCAAAATAAAAACCTGACTCAGCAGTTCCAACGCCAGAAACTAAAATTGAGCTGGCAGCAGGCTCGCTAAATAAAGCTGTAAATCTTGCCACTGCTCCTTGTCCTGGTCTGTATCTTAATCTTTCTCTAGTTTGTAGAGATGAGAAGGAATAGGCAGTCGTTCCAGTTGAGCATTTAAAAAGGTTATTTGATCCTGTAATAGTTGCAGAGGTTGTGCCGGGAACATTAATCCCAGTTGTTTTAATCATCTGCTCAGGGTTTATATTATAAACAGCATCAACTTGAAATTCTGGCTCTAGGCTTTCTGTGTGGATAGAACCGAAAGGAAGGCGTGGGGAGTGTACAGCAACTTCAAGGTGTCCTTCTGCGGTTGCTTTTAAAGTCGCACTTCCACCGTCGTCCGTGCCTGCTCTTATGCCGTTTTTATAAAAATCGTACGCTACTTCGTTTAATGTATTTGCCATAAATAATATTTATTAAGGTATTGCTGAAAATGTATTCATCTCATCCCAACTATTAAAGCCTTCGTCAGATGCAAACAAATTCATTAAGTCTTCTAAATTGGTTTCGCTTGAAGATGTTCTTATTTGTAGCCAGCTAATCATGACTCCATTAAAAGAATCTCCCGATCCTCCTTCTGCAATCATTGCGGCCAAAGCATCTTCATTATAGGTACCACTTGTTCCGCTTATTGCTCTAAATGCTGCGTGTCTTCCTTCTTGATTTGTAGCCATTAGTAATCTTTAATGTGGCAACCGCTTGCCTTAATATGCTCTAAATAGGAGTGTTTAGTTGTGTGGACGCTCCCGTCAATTGAACTCTCAATGCCTCCATGTTTATTAATATAGCCATCAACAGTTAAATCTTCTCCTTGTTTTTTCTTGCTTTTGTATTCAGCTTTTGCCTCTGGGGTTTTTAAGTCACTTCCGCCACAAGTTACAGCTCTCATGAATTTAATTAATTCTGGATCATTTAAATCTTTCATTAATAACTCTCCCTTATTTGCTCATTTACTCTTTCAGTTCTAGTGTCAACTAACTCTTGAAAAGTTCTAGCTTCCCTATCGGCTGCTTTGTTCACATCTTCAAACTCAATCTTGTCTTCAAACTGAATTTGATTTTGTTTTACTTGAGCTTTTTTAATATTTACTTCCTGCTGTTTAATATCAACTTCCTTAGATTTTAATTCGAGCTCTTGGTCTTTTCTTTGATTATCTGCTTGCGCCAATTGCTCTTCAAGAGTTGGACCTTTTGGCTCTTCTTCTTGATCTAACAAGAAACCCTCAAGATTGCGCCCAACTTTAAATGCTTTGCTAACACTTGCTAACATCTCATTAAATGCGGGTTTATTAATAATGCCTGTATTTAAGACTGGAAGCATCTGACTAGAAAATGCAGCTATTGACTGGATATATTCTAACATGTCTGCCTTATGTTGGTTTTGATCAATTCTAACGGTAGAATCAGTCTCGATATCAATCTTAAATGAGCGCAATTTATCATCTTTCATTAAGATACTTATTTCTTGTAATTGTTCTGGAGTTGCAGAAAAACCCTTCAACTCCTTTAGATAAGGCTCTAATGTTTTTTGTATTCCCAGTTCTGCCTGTTCTTTTAATTGCTGGATTTGCTGTTGACCCTCAGGGGTATCGGGATCAATTTGATCTAATGCCTCAATAAGTAAAGGCTCTTGTTTTGATCTTGCTTGTTGTTCAATTAGATTAATATCAACAATTTTTAAACCTGTAATTTGCGCTAATTCTTCAACTTCATAGTTTTCAACCACTAGCTCAACTTCTAATCTAATTAAATCTCTTATGAAGTATTCAACTTCCTTCTGAAGTGGCTGAATCCTTGATATAGCAAAATCACCCTTTAACCTTTGAGCGGTTGCGGTCTCGCTTGCCATCGTTGTCCCTCTGACAATATCACTAATACCAGTAATATCTCTAATATTTTGAATAATGGCGTTTTTTTCTTCTCTTAATTGTCTTATAGTAGTTACAATTTCAATCAATGGTTTAGTAAAGATAGCATCTTTAATACTCGTTCCCGGCTGGATCTTGGCTGGGTCAAAATTCCCATCCTCACCATTAAGGAAGCTATTTATATCATTACCTTCAACAATTGAGGCGTAAACACCAGTAAACTTACATTGCTCAGTAAGTGATTTTAATCTTTCTTCAATTCTATTTAATTCCGCTGCTTGAGCTTTATAAAATCTGTAGAGAGGAATAGGAATAAGTGAACAAGGATCTGAATCACTCCCTAGTGGCTTAGGGATTGGGAAAAAATCTTCTAAACCATAACCATCGTCTTCATCTTTTAATATCTTTCCATTCAAACCAGATGATACAAATATTACTCTTTTGGTCTCTTTGTCCCATATTTCCCAAACTTCAGCTAATTTAAATGAATCATCCTCATAGTTTTTAGATTCATTAGGATTTGATAACGAACAATAATTTAATTGGACCTCATTCCCTATCTCACCAAACTCATCAACTAATTGTTTTCGATTCATTTTGTGTCTAAATGCAACCCATCTACATTCTTCCCAAGTGTTTTCTCCAGATAGTCTAAAATCTTCCCAGTTTATATATTCAATCTTTACTCGCTTGGTCTCGTTATCGATTTCTTCTCTTGCGTCCATTACAACATCTCCTGAATCAGGATCGACAACCTCTTCTTCTATCTCGTAGATTTCTGGAGCTTCATAAATAACCCTTGCTAATCCTCGTCCGCCAATAAGGAAATCATTTCTTACTTTATTAAATATTTGATCGGTTTTATTTCTTTCAAGAGAGAAGCTGATATAACGCTCTATCATCTCAGATAAAATACGAGAATTATCATCTTTATCTAGAAATCTTCTTCTTATGTTTGGTGATGGTAATTTTGAAAAGATTAGCGGCATTAAGGTCTGAGTATTTGACCAAAAAACAGGATACCTCTCAGATTGACCATTGGAGGAATTAATAACCTTTTTCTCATTCTTATAGACCTGAAAATATTCAGTAGCTTCCTGTTGCCAATTTTTTTCTCTCTTTGATGCTTCTTCTAATTGTTCTGTCCAATACTTTACTAATTTACTAGAACTATCTTTAGTTTTTCCTGAGTTTTCTTTTTTCATAGCAATTGTTTGTTTTTATTCTACAAACAACGCTAAGAAGCCCCGTTCTATTATTCATAATTTGACTCTTTATTTCTATTCATAAGATGCTTTCGCATATTATGAGGATTAAAATCTTTTTGCCATTGTTCAGCAATAGCTGGTAAATCTCTTGGTAATTCAACAGTTATCGGCCTACTCATACATAAATATCTTAAAGTGTCCATTGCGTGGTCTTCAAGTTTAGTATCTAAATCCTCTGGCTTCGTCCTATCATATTGCATGATTGGTAATGTACGAATTACCGACCTACAAGAATTCATTATAAAAAGCAACGGTTTATTGTCAACGCCTTTTAATCTTGTTCTTATTTGTTGCCAACCTGGCACCCTCTTATTATCCGCTGGACGCCAGAATATGCCTTCTTGATTCATCTGTTCATTTATGGACACTCCCACACTTACATCAAAAATTGCTGGATCTGCAACTTGATCACCTATTAATTCGCCCTGCTGTCTTTCTTTAATTTCTTTTGCTATTTCGTTAGCATTAATCTTCAATCCTTCGTCTGGTTTACCGGTCCAGCCATAATATTCTCGATAAATAATAATTGAGTCTCTTGGAAATACTATTTTCTTACCGCCTATATTTACAATACTTCCATCGCTAACAGCTCCCCAAAGAACACAAAAGGGTTTAGAATAACCCCAGTCAAAAGCCCTTATCTTATACCAGCCACCAGGTACGTCAAAATTATCAATTACATGAACATCTTTATTAAAGGTGTCAAAGTAAGCTCCTTCTATTGCATCCCAATCTCCTTCAAGCATTGCTTTTGCTAGAGCTCCACCTAGACCCAGTAACTTGTAAGCGTAAGTTGGATCATTATTCATCATTGTCGGATTATCTTGAAGTTTAGCGGGGATAAATTGCCTTATCATTCCACCTTCTTCATTAGACATTTGATAAAGCTTCAGTGGCTCAAAGTCATCAATAAAAGTAGTCTTTACAAAGTCATGACCAACTCCCCCTGGATTCGAACCGGCAACAATTCTTGGTAAGTTACCAATTATGGTTTTAGGTATTTTTAAACCACCTAGACGAACCCTTCCTCTTAGGAATTTGTAAATATACTCGCTAAAGTGAGTAAGTTCATCAATAAGCAATACATTAATTTCAACGCCTTGATATTTAATTACGTCTTTCTCGTGTTGGCAGTGACATAAATGAATCTTCGCACCATTCCAGAAGGTAATTTGAGCAGTTGAGTAATTAATTGAGCAAAGCTTTTTATTTACCAATTCTGCAAGAGTAGCAACAAATCCACTTGAGCCGTCTAAATGGTTTTTCTTTAAATCCTCTGATAATCTACGAAATAAGAATATTTGGATATTCGGAACATTGATAGCATAATAAAGGGCAAGAACTCTCATTGCGTGAGATTTACCGCCACCTGCCGCACCACCATATAAAATTTCAGTTGCCTTAGATTTGAAACAAGTAGATTGTCTGGGGTGTAGTTCAAAATTCATTTATAAGTAAAACTTATTAAATCTTAATTAATCATAAGGAAAAAGTATTAGCTTTTTACAAAAAAAGTGCTTGACTTTTCTTGCGAAGGCAACGAACTGTTAAAATCAACAATCTTTCTCCTCATTTAAAACTATTTGCATTTTTATTGGCTTACTCTCTTCGTCGCTTTGAAGTTGTATCCTGTCACCAAACAATCCTTGATTTGCTTTTCCTGCTAATCTCAAATGAAAATCCGCTTCTAATCTTGCTAAATCTGATCTAAAACCTTCGTCTTTATTCTTTCTTGCTTCTTTAGAATCTTCTAGAACTTTTTGAGCCT